GATCAAGGTCGACGGCGACGTGGCGGTGACGATGATCACGCGCAGAATCATTGGTGGCGATGGCTCGCAACCTGGTAATTAACACTGCCAAGGTTTTCGAGCCGCTGCTGCAGCCTGCGCGATACAAAGGAGCGGTCGGCGGTCGGGGCAGCGGAAAATCACACAATTTCGCGGAAATGATGATCGAGCAGTGCTTGCTTGAGCGCGGCACTCGAGCAGTGTGTATCCGGGAAGTGCAAAGGACGCTCAAAGAATCTAGCAAACGGCTGATAGAGGACAAGCTGCAGGACTTCAGGCTCGGAGATGCTGACGGATTCAGGGTATTTAACGAGGTCATTGAAGCGCCTGGCGATGGGATTATCGTATTCCAAGGAATGCAGGACCATAACGCCGAGTCCATAAAATCGCTTGAAGGATTCAGGATTGCGTGGACAGAAGAGGCTCAAACTCTAGCAGCAAGGTCGCTGTCACTTCTCCGGCCAACGATTCGCGCGCCTGGCTCTGAGTTGTGGTTTTCATGGAACGCTAGAAGAAAGACCGATCCTGTTGATGCGCTGCTGCGCGGCGAGGATTTGCCGACTGGTGCAGTAGTGGTGACGGCCAACTGGCGAGATAACCCGCTTTTCCCGGCAGTGCTTGAGCAAGAGCGCCTTGACTGCCTGCGCCTTGACCCTGACCAGTACCCGCACATATGGGAGGGCGAGTACGCAACAGTGCTTGTCGGCGCTTACTACGCCAAGGCTCTTGCCGCAGCGAAGGCAGAAGGGCGCATTTGCCGCGTTGCAGCTGACCCACTACTGCCGATTCGGTTGATTGCAGACATCGGCGGCACTGGTGCGAGAGCGGACGCATTTGTGTTTTGGGCCGTGCAGTTCGTTGGCAGAGAGGTCCGGGTGCTCAATTACTACGAGGCTCAAGGCCAGGACGTAGGCACTCATGCGGCGTGGTTGCGCAAAGAGGGTTACACGCCAGGGGTTGCACAAGTCGTCCTGCCGCACGACGGCGAGACGCACGACCGGGTGTTCAACGTCAGCTACGAGTCGGCGTTTCGCGGCATGGGATACGCTGTAGATGTGGTCCCAAACCAGGGGCGCGGCGCAGCTTCGGCAAGGATCGAGGCCGGCCGGCGAGTATTTCCGTCGTGTTGGTTCAATGAAGCAAAAACAAGCGGCGGAATCGACGCTCTCGGTTGGTATCACGAGAAGCGCGACGAGGCTAGAGGAATTGGCCTTGGGCCAGAGCATGATTGGTCTTCGCATGGTGCGGACGCTTTCGGACTGGTGGCTATTTGTGCTGAGCGTTTTTTTGCTAATGACAATCGGCGGCAAGTTACGCCCCGTCGCGCCCCATCAAGCTGGAGATTGTAGATTTTGAGCACTCAAGAGCTTTCGCTGGACGAGCTGACCGGCTTCCTGACTGAAATAGAGGATCAGCCGCCGTGGCGCACAAAAGCCGACCGCGAAGCCGACTATATCGACGGCAACCAGATCGACAGCGATATTCTGCAGAGAATGAAAGCGCTAGGCATTCCGCCAGCCATCGAACCGCTGATGGGTCCGGTTATTGCGTCCGTACTCGGCATGGAAGTCAAGAATCGTGCGGACTGGAAGGTCACACCTGAGACTGTCGATGATTCTGACGACGTGGCCGACGCAATCAATTTCAAACTGCACCAAGCCGAGGGCCGGTCGCACGCAGATACAGCGTGCAGCGATGCGTTCAAGTCTCAGATAAGTGTCGGGCTCGGGTGCGTGTTTGTCGGTAGGGAAGAGGACCCTTTCAAATTCCCGTACAAAGTCGAGGCAATACCTCGCAATGAGGTATTTTGGGACTGGCACGCGAAGCCTGATTTGTCGAATGCGCGCTTTTTCATCCGGCGCCAGTGGTTCGACAAGAGAATCCCTCAACAGATTTTCGAGGGCAAAGAGGAGTTAATCAAGCACGCCGCGTCTGGATGGACTAACCTCGGGATTGATCAGTTCAGCTCAAACCTCGGCGGCAGCCTGCCCGACCTATTCGCCTCGCAAGACCAAGAGCGGGAGTCGTCAATCGAGGAGTCGCACTGGCGCGACCGCGAGCGCAACCGGGTAGCGCTGACTGAGTGCTGGTATCGGCGCTGGGATAGCGTGCATGTGCTCCGCATGCCAGACGGTCGCGTCGTCGAGTTGGACAAAAAGAGCCCCGCTCATATAGCGGCAATTGTTCAGGGCATCGTGACGCCGGAAAAGGCGATTGTGTCGCGCGTGCGCATGTCGTGGTGGATGGGACCTCACAAACTGGCAGACATGCCAAGCCCATACACGCACGGGCAGTTCCCGTATGTGCTGTTTTGGGGTTATCGCGAGGACCGCACGCTGGCGCCGTTCGGACTTGCCAGAGGCATGATCTACCTGCAGGACCAGATCAACGCGCTGCACAGCAAATCACAGTGGATGATGAGCGCGCGAAGAGTGACGCGCACGGTCGGCGCTGTTGTTGGGGATGACGAGCAGTTCCGTCAGGAAGTCGCAAGGCCAGACGCTGATATTGTGCTCGACGCTGACGCAATGGCTGCTGGCGGCATTTTCGATGTCAAGACAGACCTGCAGCTCACAGAGCAGCAGTTCCGCAGGCTTGAGGACACGCGCGCAGCGCTGCGCAGGACCGGCGGCATTTACAACGAGTTTGAGGGCCAGGCAGGATCAGCAACAAGCGGCATCCAATTCAATTCTCAGGTAGAGCAGAGCAATCAGTCTCTCGCTGACATGACGGACAACTTCAAGGCCGCGCGCACCTCTGTTGGAGAATTGCTTGTCGCGATGATTATTGAAGACATGGCCGGCAAAGAAGAGACGGTATTTATCGACGGCAAAGGCATTTCGCAGGATCGCACAATCCGCCTGAATTGCCGCGTATGCGACGAGTCGGGATTTGAATATCTCGATAATGACGTGCAGCGCGTCCGCCTCAAAGTAGGGCTGAACGATGTCCCGCAATCTACGACGTACAAGCAGCAGCAGCTCGCATCAATGAGCGAGGCATTCAAGTCTGTTCCGCAGAATCTACAGCAGATCATGCTGCCGTTCCTGCTTGCGCTGATGGACGTGCCTCACCAGTCTGAAATGATCAAAGCTTTGAAAGAGCAGGGACAAGCGCCGACGACTGAGCAGATACAGCAGCAAATCGACGCAGCGGTCAAAGATGCTCTCGCAAAAGCGCGGCACGACGTTGATATGGCAAAAATCCAGCAGCAGCAGCCGCTGATTGAGGCGCAGATTAAGAAGATTGTCGCGGAGGTTGTCGGCAAAAACGTCGAGAGCTTCTTCAGCTCAACCAACGCAGCGAACCTCATCGCACAGAACCCTCCGATTGCGCCAGTCGCCGATGAAATGCTCGGGTCGGCCGGATTTGTCGACGCGAACCAGGCGCCAGCAATTCCGGCAATGCCTGCCTGGGTTCCATCCGTCGAAGTGCCGCAGAATACTAGCCCGCTGTTCCCTCCGAATCCAGAGGTCGGCATAAGCGCCGGCATTGAAACAGGAATACCCGCATGAGTCATGTAACAGTCAATAGGTCGGCCACCCGCTACGGCGCAGTTACCCCGAGCGACAGCACAGAGCTGCAATTCAAGCGCCTGTATATCGGCGGCACCGGGTCCGTGGTGGTCAAGGCCGGAATAGACGGTGCGGCGGTGACGTTTGCCGCCGTTCCTGCAGGCACGCAGCTTGAGGTGTCAGGGGTGCGCGTTATGGCCGCCAGCGGCGCAACAAATATTGTCTGGATGGACTGGTAAAAGAATTCGGCGGGAAGCCGCTGATGTGGCGCCGGGAGGCGCTGAAATCCCGTAGCTGGATTATCACGAGGCGAGTCGAGAAATCGGCCCGTCATTTTTTTGTACCCGCTCACACGTCCCGCGCAGCACAAGCGATATGTGATTGAGAGCTTGCCGAGATGGCAAGAAACTCCCTTGATGGAGAGCGAAGAAACATGGCACGAGACTTAGCATTTTTTGAGGCAAACCCGGAGCAATTTGACGCTCTATCCGACGAAGATCGCATGCTGTTAGCCAACGGCGAGACGATTGAGGGCGAAACAGAAGGCGAGTCGCCCGACGCCAACGACACGGAAGACGATGATGCTGCAGACGATGACAGCGAAGAGGCTGCAGACAGCGAACAACCTGCCGTTCTGGCAAAAGACGGAAAGCATACGATCCCGTTCGAGGAATTGCAGTCTGCACGTGATTCTGCGAGGCGTCTTGAGGAGATTGTCAGGCAACAAAGCGAGCTTATCGAGTCGCTGAAGAAGCCGGCGGCACCACAGGCGCAGGAGATCAACGAGCCAACGCTCGATGACAAACTAGCCGAGATTCGGCAGGAAATCGAAGACGCGGCGCTGTTGGATGAGCCAGACAAGCTAAAAGGGCTCATTGCCGACATGCACCGGCTTATCGCTGAAGACGCGCAAAGTAAGTCGCGCGCTGAAATCTCGAAAGAGTTTGAGGCAAGGGACCAGCGGGCGCGCGAAGCGGCAGCGCAATCGGCCCTCGATGCCGTTGCTGCTCAGGCGGCCAAGGATTATCCATTCCTTGATAGCCAGTCTGCGTCTGCAAACCATGATGCGATCGGCAAGGTGGTTCGCTACCGGAACGCGCTGATTGCTGAAGGAATGCCGCTGCACGAGGCCCTTGCAGAAGCGGTAACGACTTTTGCCCCGATGTATCAAACCAAACCTCAAGGAACTGCAAGCCAGCAAGCGTCAATGTCCGCCAAGGAAGCGGCAGAAAAGGCGATTGACGGCGCCAAGTCGAAAGTGCCCACAAGCATGTCCTCCATTCCGTCCGCAGCATCGCCGGCAACGGATGAGGTGCAAGCAATGTCCGGCATGTCGGCGCAAGCCCTGCAGGACAAGATGATGGATTTGCCGCGCGAGAAAATCCTGGCGCTGATGAATCGCACCCTCGTTTCTTAGCAACAACCGTATTCCCCGCCGTGATGGCGGGCATTTCCTAATCAAAGGAGTTTCACATGAGCAATACAAGTATTGCCTATGGATCGGACCCGCAGGTAAAAATCCAATCCGTTGGCCTGTTCGCTGCCTCGA